TGTGAAGTTCGCTCATATTAGCGATACTCATATCAAAAATTTAAAATATCATTATGAATACACGGTAATCTTTGAACAGCTTTATGAGACTTTACGAAAAGAGAAAGTTGATTACATTATTCATTGCGGCGACATAGCACACACAAAGACACAAATCTCACCTGAGTTTGTCGACATGTGCTCTCAATTCTTCGCTAATCTTGCCGCCATCGCGCCAACGTATATTATTCTTGGCAATCATGATGGCAACTTGAAGAACAGTGATCGGCAGGACGCACTCTCACCAATTGTAAATGCGCTCGCCAAGCCCAATCTTCACTTGTTGAAGGAGTCGGGAGAGGCCCATTTAAACACGCACTTTTGTTTGAATGTGCTCTCGGTTTTTGATAGAGACAATTGGCAGAAGCCAAGCGATCCGAGCAAGATTAATATCGCGCTCTACCATGGTTCTATCAGTAAGTGTCGCACAGACACAAATTGGACGATGACGTTTGGCGAAGATGAACTTAACATCTTTGATGATTTTGATTTTGCGATGTTGGGAGATATTCACCGACGCCAGTATCTTGATGATGTCGGACGTATTTGGTATTGCGGAAGCACGGTTCAACAAAACCACGGAGAGTCTAATGATAAGGGACTTTTGATTTGGGATATTGAGTCTAAGGACAAATGGAACATTGAGCCGGTGGTTTTCAAAAACCCAAAGCCTTTTATGACGTTAGAGCTGACCCCCAAGGGTCGCATGCCGCGGCGCGCCAATGTGCCCGAGGGTGCTCGTTTACGTTTGGTTAGTCATAATAATTTGCCACTCGACGTGATGAAACGAGCAATGGATATCGCCAAGCATAAATTCAATCCAGAATCCATTTCATTCCTTAATCGAGCCGAGGGCTTTCGCGTCTCGGTGGAAGATTTAACCAATTCTATCAAGACAGAAAACTTACGTAATGTTAATATTCAGGAAGAATTAATCGATGAGTATCTTAAAGACTTTCAGTTAATACCCGAAATGGTAGAAAAGGTATATGATCTAAACCGAAAATACAATAAAATTGTTGAAGACAACGAAGAAATTTCAAGGAATGTTAACTGGAAATTGAAGACTTTTAAGTGGAACAACTTATTTAATTATGGAGAACAAAATGAGATTGATTTTTCTGGCTTATCTGGGATTATTGGAATCTTTGGAAAGAACTTTTCTGGGAAGAGTTCTATTATCGACGCCATCCTTTATACTCTCTTTAACACAACGAGTAAGAACGAGAGAAAGAATCTTAACATCATCAACCAAAATCGAGACGCCGGCGACGGATTGCTAGAAATTGAAGTCGATGAAAAAACCTATAGGATTGAACGTTCATCGGAGAAATATATTAAACGCCTTCACGGTGAAGTAACCCAAGAAGCCAAGACAAATCTGAATTTTGAAGTTTATGATGCTATCACGGGAGAAACCACATCTTTAAACGGCACCACGCGCAATCAGACGGACGCAAATATTCGAAAGCACTTCGGATCCGTCGAAGATTTTTTAATGTCTTCTTTGGCATCTCAACACGGCGCATTCGGGTTTATTGAAGAAGGATCGACTCGGCGTAAGGAAATCATCGCCAAGTTCTTGGATTTAGAGATTTTTGATAAAAAGTTTAAGATGGCGAAGGAGGATTCTATTGATGCGAAAGTGATGCTGAAGAAGCACAAAGACCGCGAATACGACACAGAAATCGCCAGTGCCAAACAAGAGCTTGGCACTTATAAGAAGAAAGCCGAAAAGAATAAAGAAGTTTGCGCAGGATTAAAGGGAGAACTAGAGAAGTTGTCGGAAGGCTTCGGCGGTGTTGAGGAACAGATTAATTCTATTCCTAGTGAGTATTTGGATATTACTAAACTTTTAGAAGAACAAAAGAGTCGGAAGGGTTTAATGATAATTCTCGATGAAAAGATAGAAGGTCAGACGGCACTTGTCACTAACAAACAACAGAAGCTGGAGAAGACCACTGACTTTATTTCCTCGACAGACGTGGGAGAGCTTACGAGTAAGAAAGAAAAGATCACAGATCTGCAAGAAAAAGTTGTAAAGCTTAATGACGAAATCAATGAGATTTCGAACAACGAAGAGTTGCTATCGAGTATTCCCTGCGGCGACGAGTATCCGACTTGCAAGTTCATTCGGTCAGCACACGCACAAGTAGCTACGCGGAATGTGGTGGAAACGGAATTGGCCACATCTATACAGGCTCTTGCAGCGTTGACCCCCAAAGAGATTGAGAAGCAACTAGAGCAGATTGAAAAGATCACCCAACTTATTCAGAAGCTTGAAAAAGAAATTGCAGCACTTAAGCTAGAGCGCGAGCGCAATAGAAGTGCCCGGTCTAATTTGGAATTAGAGTTGCGAGAGCTGGAATTTAACATTGACAAATACAACGAAAACAAAGAAGTAATCGAGAACTTAGAAAAACTGTTGAAAGAAAAATTTGATTATGTGGCGAGAATAGAAGAGAAGGCAAAGAAGATCGCAGACTGTGAAGAAGAAACGCTTGAGTTGGTAAAGCAGGTTGGTTCCTGTGAACAAAAGGTTCAATACCTTGTTGAGCGCAAGCAAGAGCACATCGATTTGCGTGAGAGTTATGCGGCGTATGACTTGCTGATGCAGTGTATGCATGCCAATGGTATTGCCTATGATGTTATCAAGAAGAAGATTCCAGTAATTAATCAAGAGATTGCAAAGATTCTTGCGAATATTGTTGAGTTTGAAGTATTTTTCGAGAGCGCTGGTAACAAGCTTGACATTTTTATTAAACACCCCAAGCATGAGGCCCGGCCCATTGAAATGGCGTCCGGCGCCGAAAAGACGATGGGTGCCATGGCTATTCTCTTAGCGTTGCTTTCAGTGTCGTCATTACCAAAGGGCGATCTTTTTGTGCTTGATGAACCCGGTACTGCGCTAGATGAAGAAAATATGGAGGGTTTTATTAGGATCTTGGAACTAATTAAAGTGTATTTTAAGAACGTTATGCTTATCTCTCACCTTGATTCCCTCAAAGATTGTGTTGATATGCAGATCGTTATAGAGAAAAAGCGCGGATACGCGAGGGTTAATCAATGAAAATCACCAAGAGACAGCTTAAACAGATCATTAAAGAAGAGATCGACCTTGTCGACCCAGCACTCATAGATGCAATTAAGAAGTTGGGGAACCGTATTGAGGATTTAGATGTGAGTATAGATTATTTAGCGGCCTCCATAACGGGAGGATCTGCAGCTGCTCTGGGATATGGTCAGGCCGCAACTGGCCGCTTTACGTCAGTGGGGCGTACGCCGCGCTGGAAAACTGCCAGGTCGCCTAATGAAGTCCCCCCCAACACAGATCTATCGGAACTTAAACAAATTGTTCAAGAGGAATTAGAAGGATGTTTGGGAGAAAGTGATTATGTATCTAATATTTATAAGTGGTGCCCTAGTGAAAACAAGTGCGCTCCTCAAAAACAAAAGACTAAATGGTGGAAAGGTCGATGAACATAAGCACCGCACGCCTACGTGAGATTATTGAAGAAGAGGTTATTAATCTGGCTGAAGAGGATTATGAAGAAGAAGAATTCGAACAGCCGGATCCCGCCGACCTTCGCGCCCAGATGCCAGTTGGAGAATTGGCTCAGGTGGTTATGAAGTTAGTTGAAACTCATCCAGAAGGGATGGAGGTTTTAAAACAAGCTCTGATAGAACTCTATGACGTGGATATAGAAGAATACGAGGAAGAGGAGATGGATCCTAATGTTCCGCTCGGCCCAGACGCACCTCCGGTTGTCCAGCGTATTGGATTTGAAGAATCGTTAGATCAATTTATCGCAGACGAGGTGGCCGCTGTTCTGAGGGAATATGGGGAAAGGGATCGGATTGGCCACGCTCAGAAAGCGTTAGAGATTGATTTGCCTTTTGGCGACTGGACGGCGCAAGTAGAAGACATGGGATTTGAATTTGGCGAAGATAGCCCGAATCCTTATGATGCGTGGCTCCTAGGAACAAACCCGCACGATTACGCACAGTCAGGCGGTATTGAAATTTCGGAAGTCCATTCCGACAAACAACGACGATGGGCCTGCGCGCAAGCAGACAAGGCAGCCAGCGAAAGAGCAAAAAGTCTTTCAAAAGCAGAGGCCGAAGAGATGTGCTCAGGACCAATGAAATAAAAGGAGATTAATCATGTCAGCAAGTACACGAGGAACACTCGACAATTTAGTAGAAAGATTCACTTCCCGCAAGTTATTGGTGTGGGTCGTCGCATCTGGCTTAATGCTGGCCGGCACCTTAGAGAGCGGCGATTGGGTTATTGTGTCTGCTTTATATCTGGGCGGCCAAAGTATTATTGATGCGGTAGCACGGCTAAGAGGGAACTAATATGAAAATCACCAAGAGACAACTTAAACAGATTATTAAAGAAGAGATTCAAACGCTTAAACGAATTGAAAAAGCGTTTGTTGACGAACACGGCCCACCTCCGTGGGGTATCAAGCATGGAGGCTCCTCAGATTTTCTTGTGAGATGGGAAAATCTAGGCAATAATAGATATAATCCCATCTGGGGACACCAAAGCGAAGCTTTGCCGCTTGACACTGTGGGAGAAGCAGAGGCAATGTTTAACGTTGCAGTGAAACGTCTTGAGGGCATTCATGTTACGATTGAATCCTTGAATATTGAAAAAGGAAACTAAAATGAAACTCACCAAGGACAAATTAATACAGATTATTCTAGAAGAACTTGACGAAGCCGTTCCTATAGGATTAACTTATAGCGAAAAGTCCGCAAGCCGTGGGCTAGGAAAAGTTCGGCGCCCTGGACCTCTTAGTCGCCCGGGCCCGGGCTATACGATGGATGATATAAAAAAGGTATTTTTGAAAATGTCGGACATGTATGAGGCTTTGGAAGACCAAGGTCCCGAAGCTCAAGAAAGTTTTGAAAATACGCTCTCGTCCCGCTTTGATAATATGGTTAAAGAATGGCGCAGAGAACGTGCCGGCGAATCCCCATTTGATCCCTCTTATTTGAGTAGAAAATGAATATTGGAAATATTCTTAGATTTTTCAGAAAGAATTGGAAAGAGACATTAATAATACTTTGTCTGTTGATGGTAATGGGCAAGATGCGTTCCGATTACAGCCGACTGGAAGATGTACATGAAACGATGCGCACCAGCCTACAAGACCAAATTGCAGGCCTACAAGAGATTCATGACGAGGAATTGCGGCAGCGTGATGCAGCCCTTCGCACTTATAAAGAAGAACTGGACAAATTGCAAAAACGTTATGAAGTCAATTTGGAAACAATTAGAAGCGAACGAGACAGAAAGTATGAAGAGTACCTTCACGATTTCATTAAAGACCCAGAACAGTTAGCAAAAGATATTGAGGAGTTATTTGGATTTGAATATGTTGAGTAGTTTATTGCTATTATCAAGCATAGCTTTGGCCGACGGGCCAAAGTTTTCTGTTTTGGCGGAGAAGGAACCCGCACCCTTTGAGGGTGTGTTGTTCGATCCCGAAGCGACAGCCATCCTTATGTCGGACAAGGAGTTTTGGCAACGTACATGTGACTTGGAAATCGAATTCCAACTAGATCAACAGGGAACCAAGTTTCACCTACAAAAGCAAAACGCAGAAATACGTCATCAAGCGGCGTCAGATGAAGCTGATTTATTAATCGAGAAGAAAGATTTAGAGATTGAAGCCCTACAAGAAACTTTAAAAAAGCAATCACCTCGTAATAATTGGATGTGGTTTGCGGGTGGCAGCGCAACCGGCGTTGTGGTAACTGTCGCCATTATCAAGGTGGCAACTAATTGGGTTAGCGCATCGCAATGAAAGAAGAAGACTTTGATAAAATCGCCGCTATCGAAAAAGCCATCGCAGAGAAGTACGGGAAAGAAGCTATTCAAAACCCGAAGGCCAATTGGGACGAGACCAAAGAAGAAGAATATCTGCAACAAATGAAAGAGTTTTATCAAAAAACTCAGCAAAATGAAGCATGGCAAGAAAAAATAGATGTAAATGGTATTAAGATATCGAAAAAACTACTTAATAGAGAATCTTTGAAATGTTGTCCTATCTGTGATTCTTTCGCGAGAAGATCGATGGACGATGTTTGCTTAGTCAAATTTGATTGTTGTCATCGCTGTTACATTCAGTTTGTCGAAGACAGAGAAGAGAGATGGCTAAAAGGATGGAGACCAAATAATGGCTAAAAAGAACTCAGTTACAGTATTAGATGTGATTCGTGGTCTCGCACAAGCGGCCGCCAATGCATATGATGGTACACATATAGAAAGTTTTTCCCCCGATGGAGAAGTACGAACCGCTGGTTTAAAACGAGAAGAGGGAAACCCTCTGATTGACCGTCGTGTGATGGATGGTTTTAATATACGTTTTATGGGACCGCTCTTGTGTGTGAGTTATCAAACGGAGCTACAAATTAAAGAGGTGTATGCTAAAGATTTTGAAGGCGAGATGGAACAGAGAGTTGCTGACATTGTTAAGTATCTCAAACAAGAATATAAAAAAGTTACTGGAAACAGTGTTACTTTGACAAGAGAGGGTGAAATTGATGTACGCGTTGAAAGCGCATCCCGAGTCCACTCCTGGGCTACAGCGTACCAGAGGTATAAGATCGGCGGCATGGATGAAACGGTGTTGGTTGGCGAGGGTTCAGAAAACACTTTGGAAGCCAGCTGGAAAACATTTCTTGACCTAGGCGGGTGGAAAGGAAAAAGACCACAAAACGATACAAGACCAAAAGGATCCGAGATAGAAAAGTAAAATAGTTACCATGTATGAGTTTTCAATTAGACAAAAAGCAGAGAGTAAAAGAAATATTAAAGTGCGGTAAAGATCCATCGTACTTTTTAAAGACGTATGCCCGTATATCTCACCCGATGCACGGGCTTATTTTGTTTGATACGTATGATTATCAAGACGAACTCCTTCAAGAATTTAACGACTATCGCTTTAATGTTGTTTTAAAGGCGCGCCAACTGGGAATCTCTACCATCACGGCCGGCTACATCGTCTGGATGATGCTCTTTCATCGAGACAAGGCTATCCTTGTGATGGCAACAAAGTTTGCGACAGCGGGAAACCTTGTTAAGAAGGTCAAGAGTATCATGAAGAACTTGCCGGACTGGCTGAGGATAGCCACCATTGACGTAGACAACAGAACTTCTTTTGAACTTTCGAATGGTTCCTCAATCAAGGCAGCATCAACTAGCGGCGATGCAGGTCGTTCCGAAGCGTTGTCTTTACTTGTCTTAGATGAGGCCGCACATATTGAAAACTTAGAAGAGCTTTGGACTGGTTTGTATCCCACTCTATCTACCGGTGGTCGTTGCGTGGCGATATCCACCCCTAATGGCGTTGGCAACTGGTTTCATAAAACCTGCGTAGATGCGGAAGTCCGCACAAATAATTTTAACCTCAC